ACGTCGCCCGGCGCCGGCGCGGGTGCCAGGGATGGGTTGACCGAAACAGTGTCCGTGGTCAGGTTGCTTGTGGGCGCCGCGATTACCCCTTTCACGATCGTATCGGTGGCGGACTCCCGAATCATAACTTCGTAAGCCTGTCCGGCCGTCATGGGGACCGACTTGTCCAGGGTAAGATTGCTGACACTAGACGAAAGATTCAGCGGGTGTTGATACAAGGTATTGGCGTCTATGTCGATAGGAATACCGACCGCCGCATTTGCCGCCGCCCAGTTTGCCGGCCTGGAAATTCCGGAAATATGAAGATTGGCGATGTTAAAGTCGCCCTGGCGTCCGCCTAATTGCGGGTGATAGCCCAGCGCCAGGACACCCAAGACCGTCGGGAATTGTGCTGCCGTCAGCCCTGAAAGGGTTCCAATAGGCGCCCCGTTTTGGTAAAGCGACAAGGTTCCCGCCGATACCGACCAGGTGCCGACGATCCGCGAAGAAACATTCGCGGAAAGTTGCGGGGTTGCTAAAGCGTTCCAGGACACGACAGGGGTCCCGGCATTGTTTGACATGTGGAAAACTAGCCTAGCTAGTCCTGCCCCCTGATTGCCGTCCCGGCAAAAAGCCAAACAATTGGAATTGACCGCCGTAGAATTGCCAATTACCCGATTCCATCCATCGCCGCCAGCATTAAAATAGAAGAATCCGGTTGATGGGGTGAAGTCAAAGGCGATAGTCCCTTCCGTTAATGACAAAAGGCTTGTCGGTAGCGTTGCGGTTTCTGCTGCGCGGGTTGCCGTCGGAGGTTGCGACGTTGTCGGGTATGCTTTTTGCTCTATGTCGAATCCTCCGGCCCAAAAGGTGACGGCCTGGGCTGAAGTCGTTTGCAGGGACGGGGTTATTCCCGTTTCCCCTGCGCTAGTAGTAAAAGAAAAGGTTACCTTCTTGGGAATGGTCGGGCTTAACGTCACAGGAGAAGCTGTCGGAATGCCATAATTAGCGGCTGTTCCATTTCCCCATATAAAGACTGTCCCGTTACCGATAGCCCAGCAGGAAATGGTATAGAGGGTATTTGCCGACACGACCGTCCGGCCTGAAGAATACGGCGTTAATCCTTGATATTGCAAAGATCCGTCGCAAACTACCTTAACCGGCGTAGTACCTTGTAATAAAAAACCTGTTTCCTTGCTTAATGCTACGGTTCCAGAAGACGCTAAATAGCTACCGACATTTGGAAGAAACCCGCCGACGCCGGCAGAGGCGTCCCAGCAGGCCACCGTTTCAATATTGGCCGTCCCTTCCTCGATCGTTAGCCCTGCCGCCTCAATCCTCGGGACCCCCGTCGCCACTTGGACCCCTGCGTTTGTGTCGGCGATTGACGTCCTGGCAAAGGTCGGAAATGCGCTTGCATTAACTCCCATGATCCGGCCGCCGACTCCCCACATAGGGACATCGTGCTGGACCAGGATAACATCCCCTACCTGGCACCCGATCGCGTCGACCTCGGCTTCGAAGGTACAGGTCCGCAAAAGGTATTTGTTCAGCCTTAACCGATACTTGGCTTCCCGCCAGGCCTGGTCTATGGTCGTTATCCCATTCAGGGCGATCTGGGTCGGGTTTTTAAAGGTGGCGTCCGTGTCGTAGTCGTCGGAATAGACAGTACAGACATCGCGCTGCCAGTTCTTGGCGCTGTTGTTAAATGTCAATTCCAGCGAATTGGCACGATCCCGGACCCCCAAAAAGGACTCTGTGAAGGTCCCGGCGATTATGTTGCTGATGGTAAATAGTTGGACCGGGTTGGCTGCCCCGTCGAAGATGGCGCCAAACTTGGACCCCTTCTTCGTCACTCTGCCGCGGCCGGCGCCCTCGATGTCCTTCAGCGCTCCGTCTAGATCCGTCGCCTGGTCGATTATGATATTGACGGCCAAATTCGTCGCGGTGCAGAAGGTAGCCCAGGCGGCGAATTCGGTATAATTGGGACGGTTCGCCGCTGCCCCCAGGTTGATATATTGCCAGGAGTTGTCCCGCGGATCTTGGAGGTACTTCGCCCGGTGGATCAGGTCAAAGGCTGCCCATGCCGGATTTGTTGCCGATTGTAATTCGTAAGCGCCGGATCCTCCTGTATTCGGGTTCCACACATAGACGTTGTTCCGGTGGACATTAAACCTTACTTGGGGGGCTCCCCCGCTTAGTCGATCCGTAGCCAGGGCCTTGATCCCAATCAGGGCCTTCCCGGGCCGCGTAAGGTCGTCGTAAATGATAGACGTTACCTGGGTCCAGTCGCACCTGGTCATATACCTGGTTCCGCTGCCTGAAGTCGCCGTCACTCTGACCTGGACAGTGTAGGTCCCCGGGGTCAGGTTGTCGATCCGGTAGGATTGCCAAAAGGCCGTCTGGCTGCCGGCCGTGATCGTCCAGGTCCCCCATTCTACCCATCCACCATATCCGGCGCGTTCATATTGGGCCTCAACAGTGACGGAAGCATTTTCCAGGGTCCCGTCGTCCTTGATATGGTATAGCCCGCTAGGGAAGGAAAAGGTGATTTCCAGGGCCTGGGTGGCGTTGCCGGCTGCCGCTTGTGGGACCCATGCCGCCGCCAGGTTGGTGAAGGCCAGGGTGACGTCTGTATATTGATCCGCGAAAAATGATATGGCCGCCTGGGTGTTGGTGCCCAGCCTGGTTTCACAGGTGCAAGTCCCATCGCCGGTATAAAAGGCGATGGGGTTGTCGTTTATTGTGATGTTGTCGATCGCGTCGATCGGTCCGTCCCCGGCACAAATCAGAAGGTTCATGTACTGGCTTGTTCCGTTGCTCGTCACATGCTGCGCCAGGACCTGGCCGCCGGTGTTCACTGTTCCGTAGATGATCGGCACAGGGCCGCCCTGGCCCGTCGTGGATCCGGACGGTCCCCAGGAATAGGTCTGGCTGCTTGCGGCGTTGTCAATGCTAGGGGGCGGGAAGACATGAGAAACAAGCATGCCGCCCAGGGCCATGACCGCCGCATTTGCGATGTAGCCGGCGACGTTCCATGTCGACATAGCAGCGCCCCAGCCTTGTCCGGACGCCAGGCCGCCGGCGCCAAAGGCGACATATGACAGGCCCAGGCCTATAATCAGGCCCATGATATTGCTTTTCCCGACGACCGGAATAATGGTTATGTATGACCCAGGGCGCAGGGTTGTTTCCGGCCACTTTTCCGCCGGGATAACGGCGCCATTGACGGCCGCGCATACCTCGTTTTCCGGATCATACCCGGGAGATAGGGCGATATAGCCAGCGATCGTCATTATGGGCGAATAGGGGACGGCGACGATCACGCGATCCCGGACTTCGAAGGGGTTCCGGATCACGGTCAGGGTTATGTCAGAAACGGCATGGAAAACCTTTTCCGGAAGATTCTCGACAGGTTCAGCCCGAAGGATCCGGGCCGCGATCCGGGAATTCTTTTCGCGGATCCGCCGGTCGTTTTCTCGGATCCGTTCCCTTTTTCTTTCGTGGAAAGTGGCTGCTTTCATGTCTGGCCCCCTTTCGGAGTGTAAAAGCCTTCGATAACATGGCGCCAGGCCAGATCATCGACGCGGGAAATAGTTACGCCGACGCGGATCAGGGTATGGATAAAACGGCCGGCGCCGATATATACCCCGGTGTGGTTTACCAGGTGGGAATTGTTTACCCGGATGGCCAGCAGGGAAGGGACCGGCGCCGCGGATCTCTCGACCCGGTCCCAATTTGGTCGGCTGCTCTCGACAATACCGTCGATCCGGACTTCGTCCAGGCATCCGGCTTTGTAGTCCGGAAGGGTGATCCCATGGCGCCGATATACTTCCAGCGCCAGTCCCCAACAGTCCAGGCCGGTCCGCGGATCCCTCCCGCCGTCAACAAAAGGGATCCCGATCAGATCCGACAGGTTAAACATAGATCCCCAGGTTAGGAATAGCCGGTTCCCCGCCGAATCGTGCCGAATTGCTCCGGGTTCTACAGTCGGCCAGGGTTCGCCGGCATCCAGGGAAGGCCGCGACGGTGGCGGCCGTTACTCCACATTCGATCCCGCCATAATTCATATACTGGCAATAGTCGGACAGGAAACGCCTTTCTGGGCGCCTGGCATAGACGGGATAATCAGGACCCAGGTTAAAAGTTACCCAGACCGGGTCACATTTGACGTCCGTTATTGTGAAGACTTCCATGACGGCCGGCGTTGTTACGTCCAGGTGTTTAGAGTGGACTACATACAGGTTGATCGTGCAAGCTACCCCGCCGCCGCTGCTCTCGATGAAGCCCTGGATCTCCTGGGTGACGTTGCTGACCTTGACGGCCACATTCGGGACCTCGCCGGCCGCGTCTTCGCTGACGTCCTCCAGTTCGAAGGGAAAGGGGGTCCAGGTGTTGCCGTTCCATGTGATGATGTCATTATTCCGGACGATCCGAAGGGGTTGGGCAAGGCCGGAAAAATAGATCTCTAGGAGAATAAGCCAGGCGCCGTCGGACATGGTTTTGTTTTTCTCGATTATGGCAGCGCTGAAAAGGGATAGGCTCATCCTTTACACCTCCTGAAGGGATACTTGGACACTGTGCTGATTGTATAGAATCGTGGATTCCGTCATGGGTCCGGTGAAGGTCACAACGTAAGCGACCCCTGTATATGGATGGGTCCAGTTGAAGGGAAGGGTCCCGCCGGCCGTGGTTACGTTGTAAAAGTTGTCCAGTGTCGCCCAGTCGGCGTCCGACATAATGGCCCATTGTGGCGGCCATGCCTGAAGGTTCCGCGTGAAGCGGTTGCGGCCGTATGGCGTCCCGTCGTCGGCCGTGTTTCGGACGGCTCCGTCATGCCTGGTAGAGTTCAAAGGGAAGGCCGGCTTTTTTATAGCCGGCCAGTTCAGCGATGTTGTTACCCAGGAAGACATATTTTATCGACTCCCTTGCAGGGCGGTCCGTAGGCCGCCGGTGTTGTCGCGATAGGCTTCCAGCCAGACGTCGACGACCATCCTTTTACCCTCGGACCGTTGCGTCACTCTTGGCGGCGCCATGTTGGTACCGGTGTTGTTGTTCAGGTTTACGGTGATGCCTCCGGATCCGGATCCGCCGGCTGCCGCTGCTGCCGTCTGTTGTGCGTTGGTGATCCCGCCGGTGGCTGGGGCGGTGAATAATTCCGG